CTAGTACGCGAGATGCAATTAATAATGCATTTTTATCTCCTATTATAATATCCTTATAATCAACTTTAGATACAATTAATGATTCAAGAAGTTTATCTAAAACTATTCCTTTTGAAATATAATTTTGGTTAGTAAGGATATCTTCCTCTCTAGCCGTCATATACTTCATCTCAATTTTACCTGATGATAAGGGATTATCTTTAGGATAAATTAACCCTCTGGAAGGTAGATCAACTACCTCTGTAGGGAATTTAAACTTTGGTTTGTCTGTAACGTTTTCCATTTAATAACTATGTTTTGTGGATATAAATATATAAAAAAGGAAAAGGTGCTCAAAAGAGCACCTAATCCAGGGGTAGGAGGGGTAAAAAGTTATTAGAAGTTTAATATACAATAATCCATTGCAAGAGTTAAACTTAAATCAATCGCGGCTTCATTAGCCCAATCGTATTCTCCAAATGTTGCGTTTTTAACATAAGCTCCTTTAATTACCCATTCTCCGACGATATCGCCAACAGGTCCTAGGATGTCTAATGTTAAATCTTTTTTATAAAAATCAGAATAACCATCTCTTCCGGTTACTGATTCGTGTGCTAAACGAGCCCATTCCATTACTGCCTGAGCACCTGATGGAGTTACGGGGTCGTATAAACCGATTGTCATGTCATTCCAACGTACTTTACCTTTTACCTTACGGTAAACGTTGATATGGTCCAATATGATTTCACCTGCTTCATATCCCGGAGCACTCGCTGATTTTATTAAATAAGATGGTAATCCATCAATATACATTATGAACCTGTTTTGTACTTTAGGTTCGAATGCGGTGAACATTATTTCGTTTGGATCTATTACTGCCATGTTATTTTCTGTTTATTATAAATATTGTCTATTTAGTTTTTTTAAAACTCTACTCCTGTTGGAGTAATGTTAAAGTCTAAGATGATAAATTCAGCTGTTCTAGTTGGTTGGATAAATATCTGGCCTACCATTTGATTTCTGTCAATTACATCAGCTGTATTGTTAGCTGCATCCATCTGCACTCTATAGGCGAATAATCCTTGTCTTTGTTGTACTGATTCTAAATAAGGGTTAACTTGATTTATGAATCTGTTTCTTGTAGCTGAAGTGTTTTGTTCAAATAATAATCCTTCTGCTACGTTTCCAATTACACGTTTAAGTTCAATTAACAATCTACGAACATTTACTCTATCTAGAGATGTTGCTTTTGATTGTAATGTTTTCTGACCAAATATTACTGGTCCTTGTCCTGGGAACGTTGCTATTGGATTAACTTTTCCTAGATATAAAGTATCTCTATTAGTTGGAGATAATTTTCTTTCTGCTTGAATTGTTCCACCAACACCACCTCTATTGAATCCAGCGGGTGCGAACCATTCAGCTCCTAATCTATCGTTTGTTGCATATACTCCAGGTATTACTGTTGAAGCAGGTACATATACTAATTTACCTGTTTCGTTTGATAATACTTGAACCCATGGCCAGTAAGTAGCTGCATAACTTGAATCTTGTGTTGCTGCGTTAGTTACAACGGCTGATATATTTGATCCGTAATTTACAGAATCAATTATTGTCATTGAATCTCCTCTATTTTGAACTGTAGAGATTAATGATGTAACAGTTCCAGCTCCATTTTGTGTTGTAACACCAGGTGCTACTAATAATTCGTAATCGTATTCATCTTGATTTTCTAATAAAGCAATTGAAGCTGTATAGTAAGCAGATTCTAAACCTTGAATACTTGCAACATTAATATCTTCAAACATTGCTAATTTAGTATTCCCATTAGCACCACTTCCATATACTTTACCTTTAGCTCCTGTAAAAGAACCTTCTTGTAAGTGGTTTAAATAACTACCACTACCTATTTTTGGTAAAGATGATGTAAATTCTGGTTTAAAATTACCTTCGTTATCAAAATAATTAAATGTAGGACTATTTACAGCAGATACTCTTATGTATCTACTATTGTTTATAAAAGATCCTGTAACATTAATTTGGCCACCATCTAAAGTAGAAAATGTTTTTCTTTGGTTACCAATTGTTCTTTCTATATAGTTGTTAGAATTTGGATCTAGGGATAAACCTGGCCAAGATTCTAATATAATTTTGTTAGCATTAGTGTCATTTCCTTGACGAATCAATAAATTAAATTGTCCACTTCCTGAATCGACATTTGCTATTTCAAATCTAACATTATCTCCTGATCCGCTTACTAATGATCCACTAGTAGAAACGCTACCGGAGCTGTTCATTATCTCTCCTTGAGATAAAGTTTCTAATGTAAATGAGGCTGTCGTAAAATCTCCAGAACCTGTACCTAAAGCAGCAATTTGACCAATTGAGGGTAAAAAAGTACCTGAAACTATTCTAGTAACAAGCATTGTTTCTCCACCTTGTTGGAAATAATTATTAGCAGCAATTGAAGTTAAGTATTCATAAGTAATACTAGCACTTTCAAATGCAGCACCAAATACACTTTTATAGTCACTATAAGAAGTTACTAACGTTGGTATACCAACGGGGCCTTTTATTGTAGGACCCAATATAGCGGTACCTGCGGTTATAGGACCCTGTGTTATTAACGTTTGATCATTTTCACGTGTTAATATTCCTGGGGAAAGTAAAGTTTCAGCCATTTTTTTATTGAATTATTTTGTCTATTAATAAATATATAAGGAAGTTTAAAGAATATTATTTTGATTGTATTAATTCACCGGTTTTTAAATCTATTTGCGAATCACCGTATTTATTTTTTAATTTATCACCTAATTTTTTTTCTGTTAATAATAGATCAAAATATCGGTTTTTAAGATCATTTTCTTCGGTTCTTAAATTTAACTTTCTTAATGATAGTTGGCCTAATTGATAGGTTATTGTATTAATAATTTGTTGAAAATTTTCTAACTCTTTTAACTCTTCTTCTGTAATTTTTGTTTGTTGAATTGACATAACTTTTTTTTTATTTTTTGTTTTCTAATTTATCTATACGAGCACTTAATTCCTGAACTGTTTTGATTAATACAGAAGTTAATTTAGTATAACTTATACCTTCTGCTTGTCCATCTACACCTATAGAAACTAATTCAGGATATATTTTTTGTACTTCCTCCGCTATTAACCCTATATCTCCTCTACTGTTATCCTTCCATTCAAAATGAACAGGTCTTAGTTTATAAACATTAGTAGATTGTTTTTTTAATGATTTAACTGATTTTTTATATCTTAATGCTGATGTTTCTGTTAATGAAGTAACAAAAGCAGATCCAGTCACATTTAATGATCCTGTTATTTCTGCAGATCCTGAGAATGGAAATGGTGCTGATGATATACCTGATAGGCCTGAACCATCACCTATAAATGATCCACTTACTGTACCACTTACAAATACACTACCTGTAAAAGCACTGCTTCCAGTTACTCTTAGTGCTAAAGCTGTACTACCTGTAACAATTAATGATCCAGAAACGGCGGCTGCTGAACCTGTAAATGGAAAAGCATCCACTCCCGTTAAATTAGACCCATCACCTATAAATGAACCGCTTACAGTACCACTTACAAATATACTACCTGTAAAAGTTGAACTACCACTAACTCTAAATGCTAATGCTGTACTACCTGTAACAATTAAAGATCCTGACACTGTAGCCGCTGACCCTGTAAAAGGAAATCCTGATACGCCAGTTAATCCTGACCCATCACCTGAATATGAACCACTAAAGTGACCACTTGCTGTTGTTACTAGTAAAGTACTACCAGTAATATTTACTTTGGCTCCTGAATTTGGCGTTATGCTACCTACTTTTATTATACTCATCTTTTATAAATATTTTTATTCTAAATCCTCTATTACTAAAATTGAACCAGCTCCTACTATTATTTCTGCATTAACAGTCAAAGGACCGAACATTTTAGAATAATAAGATACTGGGATTGTGATATTACTTGTGATATCTTGGAAATTACCAAAAAAGGGAGGAGAGCCTGCCGCAATGCCCGTTAAAGATGAACCATCACCGGAATATGAACCAGTAAAAGAACCCGTCATAGCACCACTACTAATAGTAGCAGAACCGGCTTCAAGTGAATTTAAAGTGGCATCAGAACCACTAACAATAATCTTTTTCCAGTTAGGCATTTATTTTTTATTATGGTTGGCTACAGGTTTGCCTGTCCACTTCCCTTACGGGCCAATAATATCAAGTATAAATATTTTAAATCTACGAAAAAAAATAATTACTTGTTATTTCTTAAAGATAATAATGCTTGTTGAATTTTCCAAGTTAAGTTATATATAACTTCTATTTGTTCTCCTTTAAATGTTGAATCTTTTATTATTTTTAACATGAATGTTAATTCATCATTATTTAATAATATATCCTCAATATCATTTTTAGGAATATCTTTTATTAACTTTTCTTGATTGTTTTTATTAATTTTATCAATTAATCCCATAACTTTTTTAAACATTTTACTATGACCAAATGAATATACTTCCGTCATTGCTATTTACAAATACTGTACCATACCCGTTAGCAGCTCCATATATTGGATTGCCACTTGGGGTTGATGTTCCTTCTTGAATCACACCCATAAATGCATCAGGAGTAATTACTGAAGCACTATCGTTTAATCCTGTTTCAAGTGCCCATCTATTTGCACTAGAATCATAAGCAAAGGCTTGTCCTTTACCATCTGGATCATTATCTATTTGGTTAATAATAATACCACCATCTATGGCACCATTTGAACCGGACGCTAATATAATAAATTGATCTGCAACTGCCAAAGAAGATGCACTAACTATTGATCCGTTTACTATTAAATTACCTCCAACTGAAGCATTTCTAGTAATTGTAATGTCTTGACCAATTGTAACATCATTTGGTTGGCTAAGTGTTACTCTTACATCATTACCAACTTTTGTAACTGCTGTTGTTATTTCATTAGCAGTACCAAGAACTTGTAAATCATCTGCTGTTAAACTTACATCTCCTGTACCTGAATCACCGTCTACTGTTAATGTAGTAGCAAGTCCTGTTAAGCTTGAACCATCACCTTGATATGATCCACTAAATGAACCACTTGCTATAGTATC